ACATATGCGAAGCTCCGGCAAAAAACTTCGCTCACCTTTTTTTTGAAATGTTGTAGTCAGATTGTAGTTGATTGCTTATTTTTGGTGACTACAATGAAATCGGGCATCTATAAAATCACATCTTTAAGCCATCCAGATCGCATTTATGTTGGCAGTGCGGTGGATTTAAGAAAACGACAACAGCAACATTGGAATCAATTCAGAAGAGGCAAGCACATCAATTACCTTTTGCTCGGTCACATCAAAAAGTATAGTATATCTGATTTGAAATTCGAAATTATTGAGAGATGTCCAGTTGAATCACTTTTGATGAGAGAACAATTCTTTATTGATTCACTACAACCATCATTCAATATCTGCAAAAAGGCGGGTAATACACTCGGTAGAAAGTGGACTGAAGCAGCTAGGAATAAAAGAGAACTAAAGAATAGAAATCGCGGATGGAAAATGTCATCTGAAATTAGGCATCAAATGCATTTGGGGAGAATCAAACCTCCTAAAAATAAAATCAATTCCTATATTCTCTTAGCGTGCGGTTTATTTGGAGAAGGAATTAGTAGAAAAAAGAAAAATCATTATCAGTGTGAGAACTGTGGAAAAACCAGAAGTTGCACTGAGAGAGAAATAAAAAAACGTGAGTGTCTATGCCAACGACCTCCAGTTAGAATCAAAAAAGCAAAAGTCAAAACAACCATTCCCAATGGTTATAATATTCTTAGGAAAGATAACACTAGCGGGTATCCTAGCGTTGTTTGGGATCCAAAGGTCAATAAATGGCGCGCCCGAATAAAGCATAAAGGTAAGCTCCTCGATGCCGGACGTTTCCAAACAAAAGAAAAGGCGCATTATGCCCGTCAACAAAAATTAGTCGAAATGAACGTACCTATCAGACCATGGCGCTATTGACTAAAAAAGAATTCAGTGAACTATGTGGAATAAGGACAAAGGATTTGTCTGTATACATTCAGCGCAAGAAAGTGTTAGTCGAGAATGAAATGATAGACGACACCAATGAAATTAATCGCGCCTTCAAGACCAAATGCCTGAATAAGCCAAAAAAACAGGTTGAAGTCCACACCAAGTCGGATATTACACCACCAGATCCTCCCTCATCGAACTCAAAAAACCTCGAAAATGAAGAGTTTTCCCGGGAAAACACCCATACTGTCAACATCACAGACCGTGCCCTCAAGAAGATGGACATCGACTATGAGAAGAAACAGAAGGAGATTGAGCGATTGGATCAGGAAATGAGGCTTGCCCGCCTGCAGGAAGAGAAACTATTGGGCAAATTAATCCCTACTGACATGGTAAAGAACCTATTCGCGCAGCATTTTAAGAGTGTTACGCTCACTTTCAAGCAAGCTGCGGACCTCATAGCGGTGGAATTCGGTAAGAAAGCCAAGATAGCCAGGAACGATCAGGCCGAACTCAGAGGGCAGCTGGTGACCATCATCAACCGAGCGATCGAGGATGGGATAACGGAGAGCAAGCGGTCGCTGGCGCATATCGTACATGAATATTCACAGACAAGGAAATGATTACTGAAAAAATCAAAAACATTATTGCAAAGGAATATGAATACTGCATGACGTTAGCCTATGCTTTTGGTCGGCCCTATGAAAAAATAATGAGAGATGAAGAATATCAGAAAAACAACTTTATAAGGCCTGCGGTAATTAAAAAACTAAAGGAAATGAAGGATGAAATTGAATCGTTGAGTAAATGATCATCGAGGATAAACTTGAGGAGATACTAGACTCCTCCAAATATCTTCTTTCCGACATCAAGCCTTCCCTGTGGGCCGAGCAGAACCGGGTTATGACCTCCGATGTCACCCCATGGCCAGGGCCTTTCAGCTTCAAAATGACCCCTTACATGCGCGAAGTAGTGGACTGTTTGAGTCCTTCGCACCCAGCTCGCATTGTTGCGGTCATGAAAGGTGCTCAAATAGGGTTCTCTACAGGTGTAATTGAGAACGGAATAGGGTGGATTATCTCTCAAAACCCTGGCAATATCCTGTTTATGAGCGGCCATGAACTGCTTGCGGAAGAGTCCATGAACAAGAAAATCGACCAGATGATCGACTCCTGCGGGCTTAGATCGCTCATAAGGCCTTCAATTCTGCGCAAAAAGAACCAAAGAACCGGTGATACAAGCAAGGCCAAGGAGTTTCCAGGTGGATCCCTGACTGCAGGCAGCGCCTCAAATCACCTTCTACTCCGGCAGAGGTCCATACAGTACGGATTTATAGATGACTTTGACTCGGTTGAGAAGCAAAGTAAGAAGTCGGGTAACACTCGGTCGATGATTCAAGGCCGTTTTGCAGCCTACTATGACAAGATGAAACTTTACTACATCTCCACACCCGAGTTGAAGGCAAGTTCCAACATAGAGCCTGTATTCCTCCTTGGGGACCAACGCAGATACCACGTGCCATGCCCATGCTGCGGAGAACTAATACCACTCTATTGGGAAATAGAAATAGACGGCACAGAAGGACGTGAGAAGGGAGGAATCACATGGAAAACAGACGAAAGTGGTCGTTTGATCGATGGAACGGTGGGTTATGTATGCCAAAAGTGCTCTGGATTCTTCGATGACAGCCTAAAATACGAGATGAATCTTGCCGGAGAATGGATTCCAGGAGCCGAACCGAGCCAAATTGGGTACTATTCTTATCACATTTCCAGCCTTTATGCACCTCCGGGGACGTATGATTGGGAGTATTATGTGCGAGAATGGCTTGAAGCATGCCCTACAAATGGCAAGAAATCAGAACAAAAGTATCAAGCTTTCATCAATTTGAACCTTGGATTGACGTATGAACCCAGCGGAGAAGCCCCAGAAGCCTCTATTTTACAGAAAAACATACGTGGTTACGAGGTGGGAGTTCTCCCCGAGTCACTTTCAGTCAGCGATGGCAATGGAAAGATCGTTTTACTCACATGTGCATGTGATCTAAACGGCACCGAGCAAGATGCACGCTTGGATTACGAGATTGTGGCCTGGAGCGAGAGCGGAGTATCCTACAGCGTGAAACATGGGTCGATAGGCACCTTCGTTCCACGTGAAACCACTAAAAAAGTAAAAGAGGACCGGGAAAGGTGGACTTATTTTCATTACAAGGATAAGAGCGTATGGCCCGAGCTGAAGAAAATCATCAGTGAAGTCTATAAAACCGATACCGCCTTCCCATTGCCCAATGATATTAGGAATGTCGGCAGACCTATGAGAATAGCTTTAGTTGGCGTGGATACCGGTCATTACACCCAATTCGCCTATGAGTTCATCGATAACAACCACAAGCGAGTAATTGGAATCAAAGGAGACAAGGAAAGCAAGTACCGGAAGTTCGATATGGACTCGCCCTCGTTCAAACCGAGTAAGGAGAGAGGCGATCTTTACCTACTGGATGTAAACTTTCTGAAGGATGGACTTGCGGAGGCGATGAAGCTGACCTGGGATCGAGGCAATGAGAAGCAGCCGTTCGGCTTCATGAACTTCCCCACTCCATCGCAAGGACTTTATCTCTACCAAAACTACTTCGAGCATTTTCAGTCAGAGCATAAGGTCTCCGAGACTAAGGACGGTGAGGTAATTGGCTTCCGGTGGGTGAAGGTAAACTCCAATGCACAAAACCACATGTGGGATGTGAAAATTTATAACTGTGCTCTTCGCGACATCATTGTAGATCAGACCTTAAAGGAGTTTGGCATCAAGAAAGGAACGTGGCAGGACTTCGTAAAAAAAATAATTCCTAAATAATTTTGAAAAGTATTGTGATTTGTAAAAAATAATAGTACCTATGTCGAAGTAATGAAAGCACAAGAATTAAGAATAGGAAATTGGATTCGTAAAACCGGAAACGAAGGAACCATATTAAATGGTTTTGTAACTGGGTTGGAAAAAAATAAAATTGATTCTAATCTTAACGATGATTTTTTGATGGATGATAATTTTGAAGGCATACCGCTCACTGAAGAATGGCTTTTGAAATTAGGATTCAATTCAACATATGCTAAAGATTGTTTTCAAATCGCATTAGGTGAACTTAGTTTGCATTTTATTTACGTGACATTAATGAATGATGGTGATAACATCTTAACAATTGGAGATCAATATTCGACCAATAAACACCTAACTGTTTTTATTCGTCCATTAGCTCAATATGTTCACCAACTACAGAATTTATTTTTCGCATTAACCGGAGAAGAACTTGAATTAAAATCATAAAACAAATGACAGAATTCAAGAGAGAATTTTTTAAGCACGACCCAATATTTTATAAGCTATGGAAAATATTGAAGCGAAATCACAAAGTCGCTGATCATACTGAAAAAACTCTTTATAAAAATAGACACATTAAAGATTTTTGTGAGGAAGCTAGGCATTTTGTAACCATGCCAGGAGGCAAAGAAATTTATCTTCATTACGATGTTGCTAGTTGGTTTAAAGAACCAATGGGAGTTCAAGTGAGGATAGAATCAATCGGGATTTATGATGACTTCATGGAATATGAAACCGCAAGGATGCGCGGACTTCACTCAGGAAAAAATGCAGACATACCAAACATAAACTAAAATGAATAATCCAAGACAAATCGAAACAGTAATTGAAGGAGCAACTTATAAAGTTCCTACTTTCAAAGTAACAAATGAAGGCATCGAAGATGGTGCCGGAACACAAATAGTTTTCTGCAAAGGCAACAAAGAAGATGAAACAGTTCTCCGACAAGAAGGATTCTTCACAGAGACGTTAATCCAAACAGCCAAGCAATATTTGGAAAGCGTTAATGTTGGCTCAATGGCGACTCGCGAGACTTCAATGGTTATTACAAAACTGGATGAAGCATTGATGTGGATTCAGAAACGTGCGGATGATCGTAAACTTCGTGGGGTACAAGGCACTTATCAGAAATAATCATGGCAAAGACACCATCAAAAAAACTATCCTTTGAAGAATACGCAAAAGTTTTTCACTCACTGGATGCGCACGAGAACCTAGAATACAAGCATCAGCAGGCCGATGGAGTTCTGAAGATGGTGGCCACCGATGATGCACTCACTCTTGAGGAGCGAAGGGAGCTTGTGAAACTGTATGACAAAATCGAAAAAGTTTTCGGATAAAAGATAATTACCTGAACACGTTCAAAAAGTAGTTTACATGATGATTAGGTTTAATTTAGAAAGTTTTAAAAGGAATGATACCGCCTATCAGGTAGGGCGGTTTTTTAAAATGAAAATATGAAACTAGGAATAAGACCGGAAAAAGGAGAAGTTGAGGTTTGGAAAGATATTCCAAATTATGAAGGGCTTTATCAAGTAAGTTCTTTTGGTAGGTTTAAAAGTTATCCGAAGGCATTCAATTTACATCACGGTGGAGTTTGCAATACTCAACCAAGAATTTTGAAATTCACTTTGCGGATGGGTTATCATTTGATAATTCTCACAAAAAATTTAATCAGGACTACATTTTCTACTCATCGAATAGTTGCGGAAGTATTTGTTGAAAATAAATTCAGCAAGCCGCATGTTAATCACAAGGATGGAGATAGATTGAACAATTATTACAAAAATCTTGAATGGACAACTCCATCAGAGAATGTTCAGCACTCTTATGATGTTCTTAAAAGAAAACCATCTGTTACTGGAAGAATTTTTAACAGAACGCAAGCCACTCAAAGAAAAATAACAGGTGAGTTAATTAAGACATTTGATTCTATAGCTAAAGCAGCAATATCAACTGGCATAAAGAGGCACCACATAGGTGATTGCATCAATAAAAAAAGAAAAACAGCAGGAGGATTTTTATGGACTTAAAATTAGGAATTGTTGTGCCAGATCGCGGTGATCGCCCAAGATTTTTGGAGAACTGCCTTCGAATGATCAATGCTCAGGAAAAAGATTCTCCGGTTAATATTGATATGGAGGTTCACTTGGTTTTATATCCTCCGAAGGACAATGATGTGGACATTACGCCTCGATATCGTACTGGCTACAATTATTTCAGAAACAAAGGAGTTGATTTGATTGCCTTCATGGAATCGGACGATTGGTACTCACCAAATTATCTCCAAGTAAT